CTTTGATAAATCTCGTAAAGCACTTACAATTTCATCAGCGTCAGCAATATATGAATCTTGATTTTGATTGATACGATCCTTATGTGAAGCAAAGGCTGTGGTTTGCGATTGATTAATAGCTAAAGCTATATCTTCTATTTTACTCATAATTTTTAATTTTTAAAATTTATAATTTGGTTTCCTATTATTAGCTTAATTGTGATTGATTTGCATCAATTGCATTATGGATTGCTTCCATTACAGAATCAATAGCTGATAAGCTAACTGCATCTGCTCCATAGTTTGGGTTAAAATTATCTAAAAATTGAGCTGTTGTTCCAAATCTGAATTTTACATCATCTAGCAGGTCATTAGCAGAATTTTTCCAATCTGCTAAGTTTTTTACTACATCCGCATCCAATTCATCAATAGCACCAGCTAACTCTATTAGATTTCTTTTACCATCTTCTTTTTCTTTGTCTGTTAGGCTTACTTCTAAATTATCAATTACTTTAAATACTTCATCTGTTCTGTCATTATTTAATTGACGGAAAGCAGCTTTTGAAGAATTTAAAGTTAATTTTAAATCATCTACCATTTCATTTACTTCAGCCAAGTCTCTGTTAGGAGTACTATCAAACTCAGCTCTAACTATATTATTGTTACGTTCTTGAGCTCTTTTAATAGCAGTACCTAAACTTTCTAAATTACTACTCATTTTATTTATTTTTTTAAGTTAATATTAATGTTTAAGTTTGTGTTACGCTGCATTATGTCCTGTGTAGGCTTGTTTAACTTTCTCTATATGGTTAGGATTAATTAATTCACCTGCTTCATTTCTAGCGAAAGAATAATTAGCATTATACTCTCTATCTCCTGTTGTCCATGCATCATCGTCTCTAAATCCATTACCTGTAGTCCAATCATCATCCATTTTTTCTAAAACATCTAAAATTCTACCAACTTTTCCAGTCACTGGATCAGCGTCAATAGTAGATGCTAGTTCTGAAGCGACAGAAACTATTATACTATCTAACATTGCTTCTGTTGATTTAGATTGAGTAATAGCGTCTTGTAATGTTGGGATAGCTCTTTGTATTCTTTGAGATTCTCTTTGGAAAATTAAAGAAACAGCTGCAAACATATAATTAAGCTTTGATAATGCTATTCTAGCTTCCATAGCTTTAGCATGTGCATCCAAATATAATTGAAATTTAGTTGGAATTTCCTCTTCTACTGTTTCAGCT